GATCTGGCAATGGCATTGTTAAATGTCAGCACCATACTGGATGTCTTTACAACGGCTGTAGCGGCATCAGCCGGAACAACAGAGGAGAGAGCAACAGCAAGGATTGAGCCAGGTACATAGGTGTATGCAGTGGGATTACCACCGCATGATTTCAGCTCGATGTCGATAGCAGAATTCTCTCCTGCATTACCGCCGCCGTCTGAATTAACCACGATCGCGATCTGACCAGTTTCTCCGACGCCTGTCACCATGTTGTAATAGGCGTAGTTTGTTACGCATGCTTTGCCGATGCCGAACTTAACGGCAAACCCGAGCATGTAATCCTGTGCAGCATCGCCGATATAGCGATCTCCGCCGAGTTTGAATGTTCTCTGGTTTCCGGTCTTTGTTGTTGTCGGACCCATGCGGATATAGGTTTTTTCAGAAAGAGACGGATTGAGTTGAGCGTCCACGCCCTCCATGAATAAGCCGACAACGCCATATGCCGCGATTAAGGTCGGCACAGCATTGGACGGATCCATGTCGATAGCAAGAACAAACTCGTCGTTCACAGCCGAGCCGACATAAGTCGGATTCGTTGTAATTCCTGTCATTAAGGTTGATACAAGCATTTGTTATTCCTCCTCGTAATAAGTTACTTTGCACTGCAGCATGTATTTTGCCACGGTGCAAGCTTCGTTGATTTCTGCCACATTCGGCATGTTCTGCAGGGATTCGATTTTCTGCACCCTGCATTTAATCCCGAAATCAGGCAGTGTTTTTGCTCTGTTCTGTGCGTCGATCCAATCACTGAACGATTGTGCCAGGTTCATAGATATCAAATTGAGATCATCCGTGCCCTGCGAGTAGGCCAGAGACAACAGTATTGCGAATCCGTAAGCCTTAACTCCGGAATTGCGTAGATACCTCTTAACCCACTTGTCGGCATAGGTTGTAACAAATCCGACCGTATCGGGCGTATCAACCGAGAAGTTGACCCCCAGAGCGTTGCCGAATATCTCGACTACATGCGGCTCAAGGTAGGCCTTCATGATGTCATGCTTGCTCATTCCTCAGCCCCCTTTCAGCTTGATAAAGTTCTGTGTTGCTCTTGTCAGATCATCCATTCTCGCGGTCTTCATGGCTTCGTCCCAGTGTGATGTCGCAAGTGCTTTTGAATATCGAAGCTTCTTGCCCGTTGGCACTTTATATTCGCCTCGAGAATAAGAAGATCCGGTTATCGATGAAACAAACAGGATCCCGCCGAACTGATACCGTGAATATGGGGACAAGTAGTGAACCACTCCACCGCCGTTCTCAACATACGTCCGGACGTCTTTGATCATGATGTGATTCAGTTCCGGAACGTATGGCTGCATAAGCTTTCGCGCTTCATTGGCCATGAATAATTGAACTTTGTCACCGCCTGTAGTTTCTTCAATGATTTCTTTCTGTGACTTGTTGAATTCAAAACTGATCTTCTGCGCCATGTCAGCCACCAAACCTGTAATGCAACTGTACCGCCCCGGAGTTATCCGAGAATGCCGTTGCCTTGAATACGCCTGGCTTATTCCGGTTCAGCACCTGCGATGCCGTGTTAGGACTTGCAGAGGCTATTACATCTGAAGAATTACCTAAAATAATCACGTCGCCTAGATTGCCGGTAAAGTACTGACCTCTAGATGCAGCAGGAACCTTTACCCATTCCGCGTAAGACTTATACTTCGACGATGCCGGGATCCTCGAAACATACGAGCCTGCCATTTGAGATGACGTTCCGGAATTAACCGAGGTCTGTAGACACTTGAAAAAGCACTCATTGAGTACTGTTTTGTACCACACATCCGTTGTACCGTCGGGATTGTCCGCGCCTTTCAGGCAGTTATACAGGGTGATCGTCTGATTGTAGTTCGGGTTCAGGGACATATGTCTACCCCCGCTTTCAAAAGGTCGGTACCGGACAGATACGATTTCACAATCGACCGAACCGATCCCGACTTATCCAAAAGAGCGGATGCTTCGAAGTTGCCAGACTGACCGTCGTTCCCGAACGCTGTCTGAATCATTCCTGTAGCAGTTGCTTTTTCAAGCTTGTACAGAAATTCGGCTATCTCACAAATGCAGTCCTTGATATCGTCCGTCACCGTAGAAGTAGAGAGCCGGCCGAACGTCTGCCGGCCGAGCTCCTTTTCTGCTTTTTTTGAGAAGAACGGGAATTCGGCGTCACTAACGACCGACGTTGTCCTATAGGTCTTGTAGTAGGTCAAATCAACGATCATAAGTGAACCTCCTTCTTATCCTCTGGTGATTACGCGAGCGATCGGAATCGCTTTGTGTGGGAATACGTTCGTTGCGGACGAATCATCTGCGGCGAGCGTCCAGTTTGCGGCAGTTTCGAGCTGTGTGGCGGTGGGAGAAAGGATGGTAGTTCCCTTCCAGCTAATGCCGAAAGGTGCAAAGATCTTTCTCTGACGATTGTACAGGGTGTCCTGTCCGCCATTGGTAGCAGGGTCTCTGTCTGTCTCGTACGGAACTTTCGCGCCGCAGTCTGTGAACTCGATTGCACCATCGCCCATCAGGAACGACGTGTAATTCGTGTGTGCTGCATCGAGAACGACGAAGTCACCGACGACTGCTGTGTATCCGGCAACTCTCGGAGTTACAGATGCAAGCTTGATCTGAGCGCCCGTGATAGTACCGGCATCAAGGATAACCTCAAGGGCTCCCGTGACTCCGGATGCAACTTTTGCATATGAGGCAACGACGTCCTCGTAGGGCATGGAGTCGTCAACGAGTACCAGGCGCCCGTTCAGCGTTGCAAGAGCCATAGAACGTTCAATTCCCTGAGCATCTGTGTACTTCATGTACTCCAGAAGGTTCAGGTTTTCGAGATTGGTTGCCGGTACAGAATGCAGGACGATAAGCGAGAACTTGGCTTTGTTGTCGCCAAGCGCTTTCTGTGCGGCATTGTTCAGGGTAGTTCCCCCGAACAGTCCGGTTACGTCCCTGTTTGCAGACACGTCATAGGTATGCTGATTTACAAACACAAGGTTCTTTGTTCCGGTCATGCCGAAAATGCCCTTGAGAGTGGAAATCAATGTGTCCTGGTCAATTCCGTCCCAGTATTCGCCAACCTGAGCGGCGATCTCTGCCATGAAATCCTGACCAGTGAGGTCAGAAGAGAAATCTTTTTCTATCCAGCCTTTTGCGCGGCCGATAACGACACGTCCCTGTGCATATGTGACGAGACTTGTTGCCGTGATGTTCGTGGATCCGTCATAGTTCAGGGCGTCTCCGGAGATACGGCCAGTGATCGGGACAGTTGCGAAGTTGCCGCCGAGCTGATCGGGGAAGATCTGCTTTAAATCATTGCGCTGCTTAACAGCCTTTGACTTGAGCAGTTCGGTGAGTCTGAGATTCGGTGTAGCTTCGACCTTGGCGGCAAAAACTTCCGCATTAAATACTTTTCCGTCAAAAATTCCGGGCATATGCTTACCTCAACTTTCTTAAATGAGTGTTTTTACATCCACTTCGGGATGTAAATTCTTGTAGGCCATCGCCTCAGCAATGGTCATCTTCTTGCCCTTTGGTGCCGGGTTACCTGTTGGCAATACCGGATTGCGAAAGGGTTCATCGTTCGGGAATAGATAGGGTTTAGAGGCTTTCTTTGCGACGAAAGCGGCCTCAATGTCAACGTCCTGGTTCTTGCTTGCTTTTAAGCTCGCAATTTCAGCGGCGGTGAGTACGTCGGATGCATCATGTGGCTTGTGCTTCAGAGCCGCGGCATCAATCTTCTTTTGAAAATCAATGTCGGAAAGGATCTGTGCTGACTTGGCTTCGGATGCCGAGAGCTCTGCCTGATACTGTGTCACTTTGCCTTTGATCTCGTCATAGTCCTTGAATCCATCGATGGTCGTGTTGGCTGTAGTTAACTGCGTCTTAACTGACTCATAATCAGTTTTGAGCGTGTCGTACTTAGCCTTTTCAGCCGCGATGTCCTTACCATTTTCAGCAAATACCGCCTTGATCTGATCTTCTGTGAGTCCGAGTTCCTTGAGTTGTTCCGTTTTCATCTTTCTTTCCTCCTGAATTTCACTTAGTTGTTTTGAGCGTTTTACTGTCCGCTGTGAATTTGCCGATAAAGCTCGGCATGCTGATGTTGCTCGATTGCAGGTTTAGCCTGTTTTCGGGCATAAAAAAAGCACCCGGTTAAGAGTGCTTTCTTTTCGTCGGTCTTATGGTACCGGCTTTCCTCGTCAGGTAACTTTGCCTAGCCCGTCAATCATAACCCGTTCCCTCTGCTGCGGTAATCCCATAGCCTCTGATAATCCCGTATATTCCGCAGAGGTTCCACGATATCTGCTTGTAGCATTCTGGATATCAATATCGTCAGCACCACCCTGCTTAAGCAGGCTAATTTCCTGCCTCTGCGCCCGCATGTTCGTCTCAAGTTGTCTCTGTCTCTGTAAGGCCTCTGACGTGGTGTATTCCTTGCCGTTGTACTTCTTCGGGATGTTCTCCTCTGCGTTCATCTTCTTGAGCTGTGCGTCCGTGTAGGTACGTACTGAAGCACCGGGAACAAAGGGAAGATAATCATGCATACAGTTCGCGCCCTTGAGTCCCTCGACTGTTCCGAGTCCGCACTGATCAATCAGTTCTTTTTTCGTGAACACCTTACCTTGAAACCACTGGTGATCCGGTCTTGCTCCGGCGTGCCATGTGATTTCATACGAGTCTGTTCCTAAGTCTTTAGCTGTCTTTTCGTTGATATGCGACATGGTCTGATTGAAGCCCGTCATGGTTGCCCTGCGAGCAGCCACCATAACCCTGTTGTGATATCCGGAGTCGTAATCTATCCACCTAAGCCCGGAGTTCGTCATATCCTTGACTGTGCGACGTAAGGACTCGGTATAACTGAATGCACCCGTGGAGATATCACCGATTGCCTTATCGAGTGTTTTCTGATAGAACTGCGTAATGTCCAGCGCCTTGAGTTTTCCGTTTTCCTGCGTAACAAATCCGAGAGAATTACTGATGTTTAGGAATTCGTCTTTGGTCTGTTTCTTGACGGCTTCCATGAGTGACTGCAATTCGACATTGTCAGCAAAGGATACCAGGGTATTGCCCGTCTTCGTATACAGATCAGCGTTCCGGATATACTCGGTCTTGACTGCCTCTGCATAAATGTTATCAATCGCTTCATCCGATAAGCTCAACGCCGTCTGTATGGATTTCTTGATCTCTTGGCTCGACTGACCTAATTGCTTGAGCCTTGTTATCTGCCAGTCCGCAGAGCGGGTAACGGAGGCATTGATTTTAATTCGACGAACAATATTTTCCATAATTCTGGCTTGTAAATCACCAAACGCCTGCTCAACTCCCAGCGGAACGCTCTCAATGTCTGCCTGATTCATGTCTTACCCTCCAGATGGGCTTGTGAAATTGAAAAAGCACCTCGTTCGAAGTGCTTCCCTGAAATACTTAAGTATTTACTAATCTCTTTATCCTCTTCCTTTTTTCGCGCTCATACAAGGCACCGTAGGTTATGCCCTGTTCTCTCGCCGCCTCTGCCGTAGTCATTGGCTGTGCAGTGAAGCACATCAGGCGTACAATCTGCATTCTCGACTTCAAGTCTCTGATAAAACACAGGTTTCACATGATGAATTGTCTCTCCATTACAAAGATACGGGCACTTCATTATTCCATCCGAACGGCATCGTCTGCTTTGCCCCGAACGTATCCGGCATAACATCCACACTCTGCGGCACGTTCGCCTTTGCGGTTGCTTCATCCTCGCCATACCATTTCATGCGGTATTCCCAAGGGTTCATCAGTCCGGCTGCTACGTCGGCTTTGTCACTTGCTTTGTCAGACTCATCATCCGTAAGAATTGAATCCTTGAAGTTGCACATATACTCGTAACCTGTAGCCGAAAGTTCGTTGTAGCAAGCGAGAGCATAGACCAGATCGGTCAGGCAATCCTTGAGATTGTCCTGAATCGCTATGACCCGGTTGTACTTCTTTTTTTTACTCGACTTTACTTCAGTCGCCGTTTTGTCGACGTCCTGAACATCGGACAGGTCGCCAAAAGCAAG